ATGATAGTGTATCTTTAGGAAGTGGTAGTGGAACACAGAAAGCATTTACATTTACTACTGGTGACCCAGCAAATACAGACTTTTGGGTTATAAAAATGGTAACCGCTGCTAACTCTGCATGGGAAAAATTTTTTTGCGATGATAGCGGAAGTAATAATGATGTTGCTTCAGAGGAAATTACAATATATGATCAAGATGGTGGCGGATTTTAAATGATAAAACTATTTGATAACAATAATTACCTTCGTATATTCAAAGGTAAAATTCTATCCTTAAGGAATATATAATATGAAAGTAGAAAATTAAATGCCAGGTTTATTAGCAGGTTTAGGTATAAAAGGTGCTGGATTATTAGGTCAAGGTTTAAAAGCTGGTGCATCATGGCTTAGTAAAGGTAAAAATTTACAAGGGTTATTTGGCGGTGCTATGATGGGTAAAGGCATGTCAGATATGAACTCTGCAAACAGACTTCCAAGCATGGAGAGTCTTAGAATGCCTTTTCAAAATTCTCAAGATATTATAGACAATCAAATGGATTATTCAAAATTTTCTGGACAAGGTGCAGATGCTTCCCTTCAACAAGGGAACGATGCTGTTAGAACAGCAGCTATGATGGGTCAAGGTGGAAGTGCTTCAAATGCTATAAGAAATAGAATGAAAACTTTAAGCGATAACAAAACATATGAAAATTGGCAAGCAGGGCAAGCAGCTATGCTTCCTCATCAATACAATATAGATAATCAAGTATCTAGCCAACATCAAGCAAATTTAGGAGATAGAAAAGATTATGTTAGCCAAAGAGCTGGAGCTTTATATGGCACTGGTCAAAATTTACTTCAAGATATGGATTTTAATATGGGTGGAGCCTTCGATAAAATGGGTGGTCTTTTAAAAAAACTTCCAGGTATGTCGCAATAAATTAAGAAAAGAAAATTATTATGCCTCAAAATAAACAAACTTACGGGCCACCAAGGCCACAAAGACAAGCTATGCCATCAAATCCATATTACGATATGTTTCCTCAGGCAGGTTCACCAGTAACTATGTCTCCAAATTATAATGATCCTATGGCATCTTCTTACCCTCAACCTCAAAGACCAAATTCACCTCAATCTGCTAGTCAATCTGGGCCAGGAATGTTAAATGATGTACCATTATCTGCTATAGATCAACAAGATTTTCAAAATTGGGAAGACCCACGTCAAGCACCGTCAGAAGCATTTCCTTTTAATCAAGCTTGGAGAGACAATGCATTCAAAAGTTTTGGTGGTGACAAGATTGGTGATATGAATCTAGAAGACGCAAAGAGTGGTATTAGTGATTTTTTCTCAGGGATATGGGCTAAAGGTAAAGATTTAAAAAATCAAATGGCTAATAGAGATAAGAGTAAAAACTTAACAGAAGAATTTGGTAAAGCTATACCTAGGGCAGCAAGTTCAGTTTACAATGCTGGTAAAAATATATATGATGAAGCTACCAATCCTGCTAATATGAGAGGGCCATTTGCAGAAATGTATATGAATAGAACAGGTTTGCAAGATAAACCTGAGATGCAAATGAGAGGAATGGAACCACCTCCTCTTGAAATGCCTAACTCACAGCAAATTAGAACACCTATGCCTCAAGGTGAAGATGCTCAAAATTTAAGAGATAGAGTAGGCGAAGGAAGTGGAGTATCAGAATTTGTAAGAAGTGGTAGTATATCAGATTATATGAGCCAAAATCCATCAGATATGACAATGTCTGATGAAGTGACTCCATTGGAAGCTTTAGGAGCTAAGATGAGAATGGGTGGAAAAGGTGCAATAAGAGGAGCAGGAGATGCAATATCAAATGCTGGTGGTGCAATTGCAAATGCTCCAAGAGGTGCAGCAGAAATGGCAGGTAGGGGTCTTGGTGGAACTTTTAAATATGGTGGAAGTTTAGTAGATGCATTTAAAAAAGGATGGATGGGTGACCAAGCTTCTCAAGCAGAATCTCCTCAAGCAGAGTCAAGTGGGCTAACCCCTAAAGTAGCTACTAAGCAAGTTTCTAAACAATCAGGTGGGTTTAAAGGTGCTTTTGCTTCTGCTAGAAAATCTGGTAAAGGTGAGTTTACTTATAAAGGAAAAAAATATAACACAAGATTAAAAGGGCAAACTAGTAAGCCTGTTTCTAAGAAGAAAAAGAAAACAACAAATAAAGCAACTCCTTATTTAAGTAGGTAATATATGTCTCAAATATGGCAAAACGAACAAGGTCAATCTAGGAATCTCCTAGGTTTTATGAAAAACAGAAAACAAGTAGAAGCTGAGAATGTAAATCAAGCTAATGTTGATTTTGGTGAAAGATTAGCTAACTCGTATATACCTATTCAAGAAATGATAGGTATAAATGGTAAGGTTAAACCTGGAGCATTTTCTGCTATAGGGCCTCATCCAAGCTACTCTCAAGAAAGAGCTAAGATTAGAAGTCAAGTTCCTGATAATGTTGATCTTAACGATGAAGCTATTAAGGCTAGATTTAGTGCTTCAGAAACAGAATATGATATGAACCTAGATAGACTTCTTGCTTTCCAAAGAGCTTCAGGAATGTCTGATAAAAAAATAAGAAAACAAATAGGTGCTGAAAATCATAATTTATTATCTTATGCTTATTCAAAAGGAATGATAGCTCCTAAAGTAGATGGAATAATGGATGATTTCTTAGCTATGGTAGGTACTTCTACGGCTGCTGGTGCAGGTGCATTAGGTGGTAAAGCTTTGTTTAATATGTCAAAGACTCCAAAAGCTCCTAATGAAGAAACTTTGAAAGTTTTAAAAAATAATGGCTATAAATTTGAAAACGGTAAAATAACTAAAATGAGTACGAAAGCAAAAGATATAATAAGTAATCAAAGTAAATTATCAGCAATAGGTAAACAAGCAGTAAAAGAAGGTGGCTCAAAAAGAATTAAAAACATAGCTACAAGCATGGCATTAAAAAATGCTGGAAAACATTTTGGAGTAAAAGCTGCAACTGGAATTGCTTCTAAGCTTGCAGGAGGCTTAATGTCTTGGCCTGTTGCTCTTACCGTAGGAGCTGTTCAATTAGCACCATTTGTATATAACAAATTAACACAAGAGGATTAATCGTGTGGCCGTACCTCAAGGATTCAAACCGAGTCTTTCTTCAGCTCAAGTAAACGATTACAGAAGACTTTATGAACGTCAACCAGATAAGTTTGACGAAAACACAGTACAAGCGTTAGAACAACACGCAGAGTACTACAAACTTCCATTTGCAGAATCAAATAAATCATTTACTGAACGTATTGGCGGTGTAGTAAAACAAGCTGGTGCAGGATTTGTTGAAGGATTTACTACATTAAACATAAGTGATGATGCCCCAGATGGTGATGCAGAGGCTATTGCTAGAAACGTCGGTCATTTGGCTGGTTTCGTTGGGTACTTACCTAGTTTTGGAATTAAATCTTTAGCAGGGTTAAAATATTTAAAAAATAATAGTGCTCCTATGTATGTAGCTAGGAAAGCCCAAGAAAAAGTTAATAAAATATATAAAAGCACAATGGGAGAGGCTTTAAAAACTAGAGCAGCAGCTTCTAGTACGGCTACTAAATTCCTTCAAAACGAAGTAGTAAAAGACATGGCTGGCGGAGCATTTCATCTTGGAGTTGCTAGTGCTGTAAGTTCTTGGCGTTATGGAGTTGATGAAATGATGAGTTCTTTTGTCCATGGTGCTGGTACAGGTGCAGTATTTAGGTTTATAGGTAATAAAGTGTCTACAGGAACAGATAGTAAGGTAGCTGATAACGCATTGCGTGCATTATCTGCTTCTTTATTTACAGGTTTGCCTTCTACTGTACGTGGAGACACAACTCCAATGCAAGTATATCAATACTTATTAGGTGCTTATTTTGGTGCCAATGAGGCTCCATATAGTGTTAGAAAATCTGGACAGTTTTTAAATAAAATGCGTAAAGCAGAACTAGGCCCTAAAGAGAATAGACCTTTAGGTGACCCAAATAAGGTAGAAGGGTTCTCTGAATTAGACGCTAAAACTCAAGATTTAGTAATAGAAGGAGCTCGTAGATTTAATATTGAACAACCAGTAACTAGAGAACTTCAGTCAAGCTTAGCTGAAAAAGGTAGAGCTTTATCGGAAAAAGAAATAGAAGCTGAGATAAAGAAGTTTAAAAAAGGTGAGCTTGAAGTAGAGACGACAAAAGAAGGAGAGCCTTTAATAGTTAAAAAAGAAGCTAAGTCTTCTTATAAAGTAATTAGAGAAGTTAAACCTCCTAAAGCAATTTCAGAGTCTACTTTTACAGAATATGCAGATCAAGGGATGGCTAGAGAAACAAAAGCATCTTCTTTAAAAGAAAGTATTGGAGAAAGTGAGAATCTTGAAATTTGGTCAAATATTGCAGATGCTAATATTAGTAAAGTAAATATAAAAGAAGCACAAAGAAATATAAATTTTATAAAAAATGTTATTATAAAAGATAAATCTGATATAACTGGATTTGAAACAGTAGGAAAGTTTGGTTCAAAACGTGTTAAATATTCAACGTTAAAAGAAAAAATAAAAGATGCTAAACAAGCTGTTCTTTATTTAGAGAATAGAATTAAAATGCTTACACCTTCAATGACTCCTGTGCTTAAGATTAAAAAAGAAGCTTCATTTGTAACTAAGATTATTTCTGGAGGTCAAACTGGTGGAGACCAGGGAGGATTACAAGCTGGTAAAATTTTAAAAATAGAAACAGGAGGAACTGCCCCTCCAGGTTGGAAAACTGAATCAGGTTCACAAAAGAAATTATTAGAATCTTTTGGATTAAAAGAAGGTGAGTCAGACCCATCTGTATTTATAAAAAGAACTAAGAAAAACGTAGATGATGCAGACGGTACTATAGCTTTTAGTCTAGTAAGGTCAGCTGGAACTGATAAAACTATAGGTTACGCTCAAACAGGTAAGTGGAAAGTTGGCACTGGAAGTAAAAATGATGGACATAGACCAATATTAGTGTTAGAAAATGCATTAAATAATGCTGAAAATGTTAAAAAAATTAGAGATTTTATATCTGAAAATGACATTAAAACTTTAAATATAGCTGGACATAGAGAAAAAACTATAAAAGGATTACAGGAATCAGTAAAGAAAGTACTTGTAGAAGCATTAGCTGTTCCTAAGAAATCTAAAGAAGTTAAGCCTCCTAAAAACCCAGAAGTTATAGAGACTAATAACACTTTAGATGACATAGACCCTCAAAACATACCAGATAGAATGTCAGCTACTGCATATACATTTATATCTAATCCTAAATATATGAGAAAAGACCTTGAAAAATTATCTCCAAATGACACTAAGGTAATAATGGAAGATATAAGCTCTGCTTGGATAGAGTCTATAAAAAAAGGAAAAGCTGAAGATATTAATCCTGGCAAATTAATGATAGAACATATAGAATCTAAATATCCTACTTATGATATGGATTCAAAATCTGAAAACTTTTGGTTATCTACTGGTACAAGAAGACAAAAAGATTCTCCAGTAAAAATGATAGGAACTCTAGCTGAAGGCGGATATATAAAAGAAACTTATATAATGGAAGCTGACGAGAATGGCTCAACTATAAATAATGCTGGTAATAGAAAATTTTTAGCTCAAGAGAAAAAAAGAATGGATAGAGTATATGAAAATGATTTCAAAGAAGCATTCCCAGATAAAAAAGTTCCAGATTACAGTTATTCAATATTAGATAATATAGTTATTAAAACAAAAGCTAAAAACTTTCAAGAAAAATCTTTAACTCAATACAAAGAATACTTAAGAAATTTTTATAAAAAAGAATTTAAAGAAAATCAATTAGATCAAGACCAGCAAAACTCTGTAATAGATAATAGGTACTATCGTGAAATAGGCACTATAATGAAAAATATGCAAAAAGAAGACTCTTATTACTTTGGTGGGAGAGGAGATGCCCAAAGAATGTATTTTGCAAAATTTCACCCTAAGTCTTTAAAAAACAATATTGGAATATTAAAAGATATAGTAAAATTAAAATTATCTAATAAAGAAAAAACAGATCTTGATTTAGATAGACAAGATTTTGTTAAACGTTATAAAGATTCTATTGGTGAAAAAGAAGCTAAGGCTCTTTTTAATAAAAGTTTTATATCAAATCTCTATTATTCATTGAGAATGAATGGTTTTAAAGGTGAACAAGCTGAATTATCAAATTTTAGGACTTTATTAAATGGAGATAAATATGTTACGACTGGAAAAAGTTATAATAAACGTGCTCAAATCTGGTCTACAAATGGTTACTCTGCTGATGCTGAAGCTGTACGTAATACTATTGAGAATTATAAAGGAATAGGTAAAAGTGATTTAGTAGATGTAGATGGTGTTTTAAATGCTAGAGTTATATTTATAAAAGACAATGGTAAAAGCGGTGAAATCTTAAATGATAAGTCCGCTGCTAGTAAATGGCCTGAAGGAACAGATGGGCATATAGGTGGGCGTAAAGATTTCATAGAGGGGCTAAATAAAGGCTCAGGCTTAGACATCTCAGGTAATGTTAACAAATCATTTATCGTGTCTCCTGACCCTAAATTAGGGGCTGTACTTGGAAAGTATATGATACATGGTAACTCTGCTCCTGTAGAAGCTTATGCTAATAAAGAAAGCATTCATTTAATTATACCTGAGTCATCAGCTAAACAATTAGGTGAAAGAAAAATAGGAGAATTGGATATAAGTAAAAAAGGAGAAGTTACTTTTAAAGGCGAAAAGCCTTACCTAATTCCAGTAAAAGATTTAAAAGTTGTACTATCAGAAATAACAAATGCCGATATGGTAAAAGATAAGCATATTGTTAAGCAAATGTTTACTAATCAATCTCCTTTTGGAGACTTTAATCCAGACGTCTTACCTAAAGAACTACAGACTGAACAAGCTTATCAAAAGAAGGTATCTGAGACAATGAGTGACATGTATTATCATACTGTACACAAAAGAGTGCAAGGTGAAGAAAAATACAATAAAATGATAGAACAATTGTCAAATGATCCTAAGAAATATCAGAACAATATAGACACTATTCTAGAAAATATAGATCGTGTAGGATTAGATAATTTATTTATAGCTGCAAAAAAAGAAGGTAATGAATTATTTGCTAATAGACTATATAGTAAATTGCAAAATAGAGATATTGAAGTAATAGATAGAGTTAGAACTGAGGGAGAAGAAACATCTGAGCAATCAAATCAAAGATTACTAGATATAAATGACTATTCATCAGTGCCAAAAAGAATACAAGAATTAGCTGGAGAAAGTCTAGCTGGACATTTATTTAAATGGAGTACTGACCACAGAACAAGAGTTGTACAAAATTTTATTTCTGATGCTATTACTAGACCTATTATTGGAAATAGTGGTAAGGCTAGGATAAGGCAGTATGATAAAGGTTTGCAGTATGGAGAAAATACTAAAAGACTTGAAACTGAAAATGATATATTTTTTGCAGATAATCTATGGAAAGCAAAAGTTATTGATGGTACAGGGTTAAATTTACCAAAGACAACCTTAGAAAGTCATTTTAAAAAATATACAAAATTAAAAAAGAATAATATAGAATCTGAAAAAATAAAAGCTTATGAAGAATTATTTGAAACTATAGTGGTTAGAGTTCCTATGGACGCTATGTCTGGAGCTAGGACTTTAAAATTTGCTGGTTTTACAAATATTGATGGTGCAGGTGTACTAATGCATGGTAAGGTTGTAAGAGCATTAGGCGGTGCTGATCTAGATGGGGATACAAGTTTCATCTTTTTTGGAGGTATGAACAAGGAAGGTAAAGGTTCAGGTTTTAAAAAAGAATGGAAGGATATGTATAAATGGAATGAAAAAGAATTTGAAGATGCTAATGGAGTTGAGCTTGATGCTAAGAAAACGTGGGAAAGCACTTTTACTGAGCCAAAAAATGAAAGAGTTTCTAATAATGATTTACTTACTTTCTCACCATATACTAGACAAATAGCTTCTGAGAAAGCTTATGAAGGTAGAAAAGAGTTAGGCCCTGTTGTTACAGGTACTGCTTATATGAAATCAGCTCATGCTGCTATTTCCTCATATCCTGATAAAAAATATACAGTTAAGAATGCAAGAGTAGAAACAAAAGATGGTAAAGAAACTTTTTACAATTTAGAAATAACTGCAAACACAGACAGAAAATCTATAAATACTTTTAATTCTATGTCTAAAGCTGCAACTGGATTTGCATCTGACCCTATGGATTACAATGGTTTAAATATAACAAAAAATAATAATTTATTTAATAGACAAGCTGATACTTTATTTAATTATAAACTTGTAAACGATAAAGGGATAAGCCCTAAAAAAAGAGTGACTACGGCAGAAAAGAGATTGGGGCCTATCAATACAATTACAAATATAAATCAAGCTATTTATAGTAAAAATTGGGCAACAGATAGAAAATGGGAACCTTGGGAAATACAAAATAAATTAGATTTGATTGATAATAGCAAAGGAAGAATAGAGAATGAAAATAGAAATACTTTTTTATCAAGAATACCTGGAGATATAAAAAATATAGATTGGACTGATTCTATTATATCTAGAGTAAGCAGAGCTAATCTTATAGAAACAATTAAAAAACATAATAGCAATAGAAAGTCTAATAAATGGCTTTATGATATATTAAAAAGAGATCATGGTGTTCCTATTCAAAATACAGATTACATACTTAATGTAATGAATAAAGAATTGCATACTTTTAATGGTATGACAAAAGAGACTACAGAACAAAGCTGGAATAAAAATTTACTTGATGTAAAAGTTGAGAAAGGGAAAAAAGACCCTTTTGAAGTTTATAAAACTATAGTCTTAAAAGATGATAGGGGAAATATAGTCTATGGAAAAAACGGTAAACCTGTTAGAGAAAAAGACATCAAATATTATAGAGAAGAAAGTTCTAATAAAGAAAACAAAGGATGGAGGTCTAGAGTATTAAATGATATTGTTAAAAAAGCAAATGATTTTATTATTCAAGATTATGGTGATGTTAATAGTACAAATAGACTTTTAAAATCAGGTAGTAAAATACCAAAAGAAAGAGCTTCTAATATATATGAAGTAGCTAGTGGAATAAAAAAATCAAGTTATCTTCATCAAAAGATGAAACAAGAATACGCTCAAAATCTTGACCCAGAATTAATGAAAGAAGTTAGTGATAAAATTCTTAGTCAATTTGAAGTAGACTCTCAAATAAAAACAGTAAAATCTAAACTAAAAAATCAAAAAGAAATTGATTTCTTTGAAGATGCTATGTTAAGCACTATTTGGTATAATAGTATTAAAACTGGTCTTTCTAAGCTTGGTTTTTCTTCTCCAGAAATAAGCGATAAAGCTATTCAAAGGTGGTTAGGTGGTTATGATAAATTGTTTTCTTCTTCAGATAAGGTAAGTGAGCCTGATATTCTTCCAAAGGCACTTAAAACAATAGATTTGTTAGAAAAACCTCAAGAGATTAAAGACTCAGAAGGAACTACAACTACTGGTGATTTCTTGGAAACACCTTTATTAGATAAGCCTACTAGAAAATATTTAAATGAATTAGCACCGTTTCAGTATTCTGGAAAGAAAAAAATTAAAAGTATAGATGAGCTTCCTAAAGAAGATCAATCTTTATATTATAAACTACATAATTTATTCGAAAATTACATACCCAATTGGACTGCTATAGATATTAATAAGTACGCAAGAGGTCTTTTTGGTAAAGATTTAAACATGGCTAATAAAGAAGATTTACAGTTTTTAGCTAAAAGCCTTGAGAGTTTTAAAGATGGAACTTGGTGGCAAAGAGTAATGAGGCCAGTAAAGGATAATTTAGCTAAACTAAGCCCTACTCATTATTATATGTTCCCTAGAGCTGTTGGTGAAGATTTAATGAGATATGATCTTCAAAGGTTTCAAGAAATAAGACAATTTAGTACTAGAAAGCATGGAACAGTTTTAGGAGAAGTTTATAAACCTACAAATCAAATTAATAATCATCAACAAACAATGCATTATATGGATGAACAGTCTACTCAAAAATATAGAAAAATATCAGATGAGTACGATAAAGAGATTGGCCCTTATCAAGCTTTAGAAAAAGGAGATTCTTTGTATAAGTTTTCTGTAATGGAAGCAGAAATGATTCAGGCAAAAGAAACAATTAAAGCAGCAAAAGAATTTGTTCCTGGACAGAAAAGATATATTGAAGATTATGATCAGTTTTATAAAAAAATTGATTGGGATAAAACTCAAAATGAAATCTTTAATGTAAACAAACTTAACAAAGAAGGTGAACCTGTTATATTAAAAATGACAGGTAGAGAAGTTGTAAATGCTATAGATAAAATACAAACAAGATGGGCTAAAAAATCATATGCAATGACAACTGGTAATCCAAAAGAATTAGATGGTGACTATGCTAAAACTGAAGGTAGTCTCCCTGTTAAAACAGGGTTTGATTTAATTTATAGAAAAATATTAGATAAAAATGGTAAACCTGATTCTAAACTTATGGTTGATAAGTTTGTAGAAGAAATAAATAGAGCTAGGTCAAAAGGTGAAGATATTGATTATGATTATCTTGGTATAGATGGAGCAAGGGAATTAAGTAGAGAACAAGTATATGTTAATGCTAAATTTATGGGAAACAAAGAATTAGGTGAGGCTGTTAGAAAGTTTAAAATTTATAGAACAAGTCATATTCCTTTTAAATATCATTACCCTCATATAGTTAGAAGTAATCCTAGATTAGCTAAGGAATATGCAAAAGAACAAATTAAAATTATAAATGATAATCCAAAATTAAGTCATCAAGAAAAAGAAAATGCTACTATTAAACAATTAATAAGAATGCATAAAAGTACTGGAGATTATGCCCCAACTTTAGATATAACTGAGCTAGGTTCTAGTGTTGATAGTGCTATAAAAGCTATAAGAGATAATAAAGTAAAGCAAGACCAAGGATACCAATGGCTTACTAGTAATAAAATTATAGGTTCTCAACATAGAAGAACTTCTCATTTAGGTGGATACGATATTAGTCCTGAAGCTTATAAGATGTATTTAAAGCAAATAGTTGATGCTCAATATCAACATGCTGCTCAAATTAAAATGAGACATGATTTATATAAGTGGAAAGAATGGGCAATAAAAACTAAAAAAGCTGATTCTGATCCAGAAGCTATAAAATGGATGGATAATTGGGAAAATTATCAAAATTTATATATACAGCAAGGCATGGGTCATCCTTCTCATATACCTGAACACGTTTTAAAAAATCCTGACATGAAAATGAAAGGAACTTTATATGCTTGGTGGTCTGATATGAACGTTAAGAAAAAAGTAGATAAAATATACGACAAGCTTGGCATTAAAAGAGAAGACAGAATGCTCCCTGATGAATTAAAAGGAATAAGTTATCAAGATATTGCTAAATGGAGTAATGTTGAAGCTAAATTTGAATTAGCCTCTCTTCTTGCTCACCCTAAAAGTATGATGGCTAACTTTTATGGTGGTAGTGCTAATACTTTAGTCTCTACTGGATTTAAAAACTTTTTAAATGCAAGAAATCCAGCGTTTTTACAGGCTAATGTTAATCCTAAATTTAAAAGAATGGGAGATTGGCAAAAATGGATAAATGATTTAGGTGTTGTTGAAGAATTTATGATTGGTGAATTTGGAAGGAATCCTAGATTTGCTTCTACTAAATGGAAAAGCTTTTTTGAGGATGCTGTTAAAAAAATAGCTAAAAATCCTGAAATGAAAGACCAAGAATTAATGTCTATAGTTAAAAAACATGGTATAAATACTAGTATATTTAACAAAGCTGCTTGGTTTATGAGACGAGCTGAAAGGACTTTACGTAGAGATTCATTTTTAGCTCATTATTTACAAGCTAAAACTAATCTAGAAGGAGCTATAAAGAAATTTGATGACCCTGCTTTAATAGCATATGCTAAAAAAGGTGTTCAAGCTACGCAGTTTTTATATTCTGCTCCATTTAGACCTATGTTTGCTGCTACTTCTTTAGGTAAGGTTATGACAAGATTCCAAATTTGGGCTTGGAACTCTGTTAGATTTAGAAAAGATATAATGAAAGAGGCTAGTCATAGAGGATATAAAGAGGGTACTGTAGAATTTGATAGATTTAAAAGATTGATGTTAGCTGATGCTTTTATGTTTGCAATGTCTAGTGTATTTGCTTATTCGTTATTTGAAGCTGCTCTTCCTGCTCCTTTAAATTGGTTTCAAGATACAGCTGATTGGTTGTTTGGAGATGAAACAGAACGTGATCGTGCTTTTTTTGGAACTTGGCCTTCTCAAGTTGCTCCGTTACAAATGGTTACACCTCCAGGGCTAAGATTGGCTCCAGCTATATTCAAAGGTTTGGTAGAAAATGATTGGGAACGATTTGCTAATTATTATGTATGGACAATGTTTCCATTTGGTAGGATAGCAAGAGATATTGCTGGTAAAGGTGGAATAATAGAGAATCCTGCTAGAACTGTTGAAAAAGTATCTGGTATACCTTATATGCAATTTAATCAATTTTATAAAAAAGAGCCTGTTACTCAAAAACTTGGGCCTGGTGGTATTATTAGACTCAAAAAAGATGAGGGTGAGCAGGATAATATGTAAACCTGTCACCCTCTGTGTGGAAAGGAATAGACTCTCTTAGGGAAAGATAAAACCTAAGATATAATGAATCTATTCATCTAAGATATCTACAAATTCTTCAAAGTATGCACATCTTTCTTTTTCTACTATACATGGTTTATTAACTTTATTAGAATTTATTGTTTGAAAAACTGGAACCCAGTTATTATTTTTTAAATATTTTCTATCAACATGTATATCACATGCTAAGCAATTACCACAATCCCAATTTGCACATTCATTTTGTGCTATTTTTAGCTTTATCATTTTTTGCTCTTTTCTCATCTAATGCATTAGCATGACCAGCAGAGTAAGGTGGCCCAAAATTAGCAGCTTCTTCCATAGTTACAGCTTTATTATATTCGTCTGCTGTCGTCGGTTCCGCTTCTCGTTGCTCTCTCTCCTCCATCAGTCTTAACATGTATGCAGATAAGTACACAGATAGGTCTAATGCCTCTTCTACGGCCTCATAAAAGTTATCCCTAGTTATGTCATCCTTAGGCATAATAGGGACGTTTTGATGATATCTATCCTTACCTACGTCTAATCTTTTTTTGATAAGTTTAATGATTAAGTCGTTATTTTGTTCTAACCCTTTTTTATCACCAGATATTTTATATTCATCTATTTTTGTTTGGAGTTTGTTTACAGTTTCTTGCATTCTGTTCATGGTAAAACTAGTTTCTAACAAAGCTTGTTCAAGATGTTGTACCTTGTTTTTCATTATTTCTTTATTAGTCATTAGATACCTCGAACTTTTTATATAAATCTTCTATAGGAATTATAACAAGTTTTATAGAGTTTTTTAATACTTGTCTATCATATAATTCTACATCAGACTCTTCTATCTTAAATTTTCCTGGATAAGACAACTTACCATTTTTACCTTTATGATCTATTGTAACAATGCATGGTAATCTAAATTCAGCTATTCCTATAGCACGAGTTTTATTACCTCCGTCCCAAATTGGTGTTTTGATTGTATAATTAGTCATCACAAACCTCGCATTTTCGTCTTGGTATTTGATTATTATAATCTTCTTCTATACCTGTTTCTGAACCTATGTCTATTCTTTCGTCTGATAACATAATTTTTTTAGAACTTATATCTTCAGATTCCATTTCGTCTTCTATACCTTTAATTACTTTACTTACTTTATGCATTTCTTCTATTTTATTATTAATATGTAGATTTCCACGCATATCTTGCAATGCAGTTATAATTAAATTTGTATCTTCATGCGTTAAATTCATTAGTATCTTCCTCCTTTGGCTAATTTTCTTAGCACGTATGCTTTAGTTTCATCTTTTAATTGATCTACCCACTCCATAAGATATTTAAAATCATCTTCATCTAGTGGGCCTTTTCTGGTGTTACAAGATTTACAAATTAATTGTAAATTTTCTGATATTGAATCGCCACCTTTTGCAAGTGGGATAATATGATCACATACCATATTGCGTAATGTCATTTTTCTATCGCAATATTTGCAACCTTCACCATATGAATCAAAAAACATATCACGAAGTTCTTCCATAGTAATATCAAATAATACACTATTGTCTTCGGATCGTTTCTTAAGGGAGGATTTGAGACTTTGCATTTTTCTCTGGAGCTTTTTATAAGCAATCTTCCAATAAGTACGATGATGAGGCTCTAATACCTCTTTAAATGCTTCTTTATCATATTTCATAATTATTAGGGCTCAGCGTTGGTGTTTTTACTCACTGTCCAATTTCTTGGAACAACTAAGCCCTGATAATTTATAGTTAAACGAATGTAGGATACAAGTATTAATACTTATGTACGCTTTACTCTTTTAACTTTACTTATGCTTATGCCAGGTGGCATATTCTCATCAGCGTTAAATGCTGATATTGCTGCTTTTCTAGCTTTTACTTTATCTAACTTTTCAACTATCTCTACTTTTTTAAAATCATCAGATAGCATATGTGGGTCAATGTTAACTGGCCCAAATGTTTCATAAAGTTTGTATCTAGCAGTGTTTGTTTCGTATACTCCGTCTTCATTGCCAATTTCTAAAATTACAGCAGGTAAGAGTTGTTTGTTGAAGTAGTCTTTTGTTCTTTCTAATCCATTCCTTCTTCCTTTTAATCTGCTTATCTCATCTTTTAAGGATTCTACCTCAGCATCAATCAAGTGTTCTTTTTTGTTAAGTTCAACCATAAAGTAATCGACATTTTGTATTTTGTTTTTTACTTCTTTATGTAATTGCACTCTTTTTTCTTCTAAAAGTTTATGCTCTTCCATATCTACATCTGGTCTTTTTTCTAAATGGTCTAACTCTTGATTAACATCAATTAACTCTCCAACTAACTCTCGTGTAGTTTTCTTTTTCATAGTTAATCCTCTATTATCGTGAAGGGTCTATTCATTGTTCTGCTTTGATAGATTTCATCTCTTTTTCTTTTTAAACGAAAAGAGGGAGTCCATTCAAGCTGGGCATCGAAGAGATCACCATCGCTATTTTTGAAAATAGATACTTTCTTATCACTACTATCAGAAGAACCAGTGATACCTATCACTTTTCGAGATGCATTTTCTATAGCACCACTTCCTTTAGCCGCATATAAATCCATTATTTGGTTACGAGAATAATCTCTAGATACTTGTGATATCTGTATAACAATAATGTCTTCATTTACAGCCATATTAGAAAGAGAGTGACTTATGTAATTAAGTTTCTCATACTCACCTTTCTTATTAAAAGGAACATCTACAAGATCAATGTAATCAATTACAACGCATTTAGGTTGCAATGTTTTTACTTTTTCTTGTATCTGAGGTATTGTTGGACTAATAGATTGCATAATAATATGACTTAGCTCTTCTTTGTGATACTCATAAAGTTTTTTATAATTTTTCATTACAGATTCTTTATTAGTACCTGATACTATTTGTAAGTTTCTTCTATGCATTACAAAGCCAGATAGCTCTAATGATAAGAATAATGTAGGTATTTGATTTTCTTTTACTATTTCATCGCTGTTTGCGTTATATCCTAGTACTATATTTTGAGCTAGTGCTGTTTTATTGGCACCTGTTGAACCAAATATAGTAACTAATTCACCTGGATATACAGTAGCGTCTTTGTCTTCTACTCCCCATAGATTGGCTAAATCTATAGTTCTACCTGAAAAATCAGTTTCTAATCTTTCTGCTAATTCAGATTGTAGTTCTTCACTGTTTTTGACATCTATTAAATAGTCTTTTCTTTTGTAGTGAATACAGTTTGTTTGACAATACTTAGCCATAAGTACATCTTTACAACCATATTTATATCCACCACGATAAGTATCTTCTACTTTCTTAATAATAACATCACTTCTTAATTGACCTCCATTCCATTCTAATAAAGCAGCTTTTGCTGCAGCACTTGGAATACCATGTCTAAAGAAATGTGATGCTATACGCATCATAGTATTATTTCTTGAACCTTCTTCAGGCCCATTTTTGTACATCTTTTGTACACAAGGGACTATGTTTCTTGGTTCTACATTTGATTCCATCACTCTTATTTTAGGAACTTCAGTAATTATATATCTTTCTAATTCACCATCACCCCATATAGATTTAGAGTCAAGTATTCTTTGTCTTTTAGCTAATGCTAATATTTCTTTGGAATTTAATTCCTGTACTTCTCTATGTTCTAATTGGATTTTATATAAATTAGATTTTTGATTAACTGTATTTTCACATCTGTATATTGATGTTCTATTATATACTGATAAGTCTACATCGCTGAATAAATTATTCATAGTTTCTTTAACTATAAAAGGTAAGTCTTTTGTTCCTTTTGGGAAGTTAAAAGTCTCTCCTGATATAATTATATGATATCCAGTTCCACTAAAGTAAACATTATAAGCAGTTGGAGCTACGTTTAGTTCTTGTAATTCAAACACTATACCTCTAGTTTTATTTAGTGTATAGTCATCTGTATTATCTCCTCTATCTATATCTATTAATATATCTTCTATGTATCTCTTGCCTAGAAAATCTTTAAAAGTTCTTCTAAGTTTATGATACTCTTTACCTTCTTCGTCATAAAGATATAAACTTTTATATATAGCAGAATCTTGTCCATGCTTTAATATGACATCAATGATTTGTTCTTGAGGAATAAGGAGCCCTCGTTGCTGAGGACTCCCTATTGCTACTTCGTGATATAGTGTCACTAGCCGAATGTTGTAGCAGAACCACCAGTGGTAGTGGGCATTGCTGACGTACGGTTAGTTTCATCGTGTTCTACAATGAATTTATTAGCTTTCATGTATTGAACATAACTCTCTAAGTCTTTACGACTTCTTTCGTCATTCTTTACGATCTTAGGACATACAGTGGTATAAGCTTTATCTGCTTTTTTATTATACTTTTTGTAAGCAAAAATATAATATTTATGTGCAGTATCGCTTTTAGTTAATCCATAGTTAGCTGCAGAATATTTTGAATTTAATAAACCTGCAATATCTTTTACAGATTCATCATTATCATCTACCCATTCACCATTAGTATTAACTCCACCTGTCCAGCCAATAGCATCAGTAAAATACAATATGCGTTTCAGTAAACTGCTGTCACCAGAAATAGTACCATCATCTTCTTTATCGAATGATCCTAGAAGACTGTACTTCCAAGGGTACTGTGAATTATCGTTTCTAAAATAAACTTCTAGAAACATATCCATTTGTGGGTAATCAGCTGACTTGTCTATAACGTCGGTTAAAGTTACTTCTTGAAAGCCAAGAAAGTCTCCACCTCCGCTAGTTGTTTTTTGTTCGTTTGAACCTCTGAACGGCATAAGCGTTCTCCTATTCTTCTTTGTATTTTAGTATTTCAGTTATTACGCTATTGTAATCAAATTCAAGAACTTTCTGGGCTAAAGGTTTTAACCTACTGCCTACAGTTCTTTCATCATAGGCTTGAAAAGAAACATAGAATTTTCCATCTTCCTTATTAGCCATAGCGTACCCTATCACGTCTGCGGATGCAGTTAAGGCATAAGCTAAACCTTTCGGTAAATCAGGCCCTAACTGGCTTTTTCCGTCTGTTATGACGGTGCTCTTAGCGTGTGAAATCAGTACTAGGTTTCTTCCTAATGATTTACACAACGTTTGGAACTTTTTTACTATATCAAGGTTCTTTTTTCTTGCTTGTGCCCAATCGGCACCCCAAGATGAACCTTCTCCCATTGCAGTTTGGTCTCTTTCATCACATACTTCTTGTTCTATCCATCTATTTATGTGATCAACTGTATCAATTGCAATAGTATCATATGGTAATTTTTTAAGATTTTCTTTTAACCAGAGATATACTTCTACCATAGAATATACCTCCATTGGATCACCTACATTATCCCCAGTTCTTTGATAGTATCCTCTATCATTATTGGGAATAATTTCTGTTACAGGAACTCCTTTTTCTGTTAATTGCTTACCATCAAGCATTTTAGGTCTTGTTGGTGTATTTAAAGAAGTTATTGTAACTGTGTTTGCTTTGTTGACAAAATCAGAACCAAGGTCTGTATCAATTAATAATACACCATCAGCTCCTTTGTCACTCCACCTACTGGCTTGTGTAGTCTTACCTGTTTTGGGTTGACCGATAAAATACCAAGTCAACCCAGTAGGAATCTTCTCCCAATCGGTGGATACTTTTCTAATTTGAATATCCATTGTTTTCTTTCGAGTTTTAGAACGTCAGATGTTCTGTTTTTATTTCTAGAGGCATAAGCCCAATCCAAATATACGAATAATATGGTTTTTTTCCAATAACATTAAAGACTTGGTCTACTCCAAAGCCTCCAACTATTGATGCTGTAAAAATAGTATGCTTCATAGTACAAGGTTCTTCACCTACTTCATGTGTAGGTAGCCATGTATTCATGTAATCATCATATTTTTTAGTTACAGTAACAATTTCCATTGCTAAAGCACCCATTCGTAAATCTATAAAGAATTGTCTATTTTTTTGTTTTAACCAATTCTTATAAGCTACTAATCTCCCTTCCATATTGTCAAGACATACAATCATCTTTGGATATGTAGGACTATTTTCGTCGTATTTCTCATCAAATGCTACAAATCCATCAGGATTCAAACCATATAAAGAAAATGTACTTTTAGCTATTTGAACTTTAGGCTTACCTATTGCTTTTTGAGGATATAATGTAGTAGAAAGATTGTGTTCTTCTAATATATCATAATCCCAGCCTGTTATTTTTTTAAATCCCATTATGGATAAAAGAGGTACCAGCTGTGAGCCGATACCTCCTAATCCAACGATACCTATGTGATCTAATTTACTTTGAGGAATTAAATCCTTATTTCTTAAGAATCTAGTAGTAGAATCCATTGTATCCTCCATAACCATATTCAACGTTCATATCATACTCTTGAAGACTTACAACATCAGTCAAGCTTACCCCTAAAGATAAAGCTTTATCTTCAAACTTTT